TGACTTTATCTGAAACCGTTAAATTGATTCAAGCTTTACAACAAAAACAGTTAGATAATCTTAACAGTTCCCTCAATAAAATTAGTGAAATAAAAAATGTTACAAAAAGAATATCAAAATCATTAACCAATATGAAAGTTATTTTAAACAGATAACATTTAAATAAAAAAGGAGCCCTTTGTAAAAAAAGGACTCCTAGGGTAATTACTGTAAAAGCAATTTATTATTAAAGAAAGAAAAGAAAATCATATTAAATCCTTTGACTTTTCATTATGATAAATAATGCTTTCAATTTTTAAATCCTCTAATAACTTATTAGTATTACGAATGATTATTTCCTGGATTTCTGCATCTCCAGTCTTTGACCAAATATGTAACGGCATAATCATTTTATTATTATCATAATAATTTTTAAGTATTTCAACCCCTTTTTCTTTAAATAATTTTATTACATTTATTTTAAAGTTACTCCAATCATTTTGATTAGAATAACGATATAGATCATTGTTATGGATATATCTTGTAATAACTATATCTTCGCATTTATCATTCATAGCCGTTACAATCAATCTATAATATTTCACATCGCTTTCTAATTGATCCCTGGTAATTTGTATGTTATTCACATCGCAATATAATTTTAGTTTTTCTTCATATAATTTTGATAATTCATTACACATAATAACTTTCATATCAATACTATAATTAGTTTGTGTTTTAATTTTTGTCATTTTTCTTTCAATCATTATTTCTGGATTATTATTTATTATCGATCCCCATTTAGTAATAATAGTATAACCTCCTGAGATTAACAAAATAATAAATAAAACAATAAAAATTCCATATTGTAATAATAGTCGGTGCAATTCAATATCCTTAAAAATTTCTTTTATTTTCATTTTAAATTCTCCTGATTTATTTTTTGTGTCATTTCATCTATAGTCAAACTTTCTTTTATAATTCCTTTTATTAAATCTTTTTTTTCTTCGTCAAATAAATTTAAAAACCATTCCCGAAGTTTTTCAGGTTTATTTTTTTTAAATATTTTAAAATTAAAATTATAATAATATTCAATTTTTCTGCATCCAATTGGAAAATCATGAGGTGCTTTTATTTGATACTCATTTTCATTTATTTGTAATTTTTTAAAATCTGAAATACTTAAAATTTCACCTGTATTTTTTTTAACTATAACCCAAAAAATCATTTACAAAATCCTCTTAACTACTATTTTATAATACCAATCGTTAGAACTAATTGCTGATTGGGATCCTGAATCTGTTGTATATATTAAACCATTAGTTCCCGTTTGAATTTGAAAATTATTATCATCAATATAATAACTCGTTGTTCCTTGAGCGACACCACCTTCATAACGGTTATCTCCTACTATTACTTCAAAACTATTAGCATCCGTTCCATCAGTACTAATTAATAATTTAACATATATATTTTTTATTCCACAATTTAAATTGTATAAAACATTACTATCTACATTTTTCGTTGTATTAGAACCTATATGAACATTTGTCCAGTCTGATCTATTAATATAAGTAGTTTCATAACTTGCCTGAAATTTATCTTTTTTCCATTCCGTACCATTTGAATACACACTGATAAAATCTTTAACATTATTCATATAAAAGTTTGTTTCACCGTCAATTGTTCCAGTAATAGTAACTAAATTAGAATGAGTTACAACTTTTGCTAAAATATTACGACCTTTATTATTTGCTGCACTTGGAAGAGTTAAAGAAACTGTGGACCCGCTGGAATTTATTTCAATGATATTTATATTATCATTATCAGTAAGAATATGATCAGAAGAAATTGATAAAATACTTTTTTTTCCTGTAATAAAAGACACTAAAAACACTCCAATGCTTTATTTAATTCATCCTGATTTGTTGCGTTATCAATAATATTGATAATATTTTTTATTTTATTTTTAAATTCATTTTCATCTATAAAAAATTGATATAAATTAGTAATAATTTTTTCATTTAATTGTCTTTTTGCAATTTCTTTTTTGTCTTGAAAAATCATTTCTGGAGTTTTTAATTTATACTCATTTTCTTTAAAACTAAAATAGATTTCATTTTTTAATTTATCCTGTGGAAATTCTTTTTTTATTTCTTTAACAATTAAATCTTTATTTTCAGTGTTTTCATAATTTCCGATTGCAATAATATACCCTGTTTTTTTATTTATTAACGCTGTTCTCATATTTTAACCTTTATTAATTGTTATATTAATTAAAATTTTATAAAACCAATTTTCTGTATCTAAAGGAACCGCTGTCCCAGAATCATCCATAATACTTCCCGCTCCATTTATTCTTGTTTGTATTTTTAAATTATTAGAATCTATTTGATTTACTTGATATCCATAAGTACTACCTGCGTCACAAAAATCCATTAATCTAAAACTATTATTTTCTGTAGAATCTGAAGATATAAAAAGAGATATGGTTAAAAAATTATTACTTAAATTTCTTGAATAATTATGAAATATATTAGTATCAATATTTTGATTACTTCCGGTTGGTTCATTAACAAGAGCGGTCGCACCACTCACAGAAAAAGTCAAAGTTAAATTATTTCCAAATAAGCCTTGATTAGTAACAAATAATAATTTTAAAGTCCCAGTCCCGCCGCCGCCATCAATTATATCATAAATAATACCAGTTGGAGCAATCCCCCCGCTACAGACAACTGTTTCGCCTAAAATTGGAGTACCGGAAAGATTATCATAATCAACTTCCACAGTTCCTAAATGTCGATTGGTCCAGTCACTACATGAAATCCAGCCCGAATCAATATAATCCTGATAACTTTTTACAAACCAACTTGAACCATCACATGCAATTTTCAAAAATGAATATTGACCTGAGAGATAAATTTCTAAATCTCCGTCAATTGTTTCCGATGAATTACCGTCAATTATTACTCTTCTATTTGTTAATTGTTTGAATAAAATTTCTTTTCCGTAACAATTAGCTGCAGGGGGTAAATCTATTGTAATAGTTTTTGTTGCATTACAAATGTATGTTCCATAAATATCTAATGCAGAAATTGAATAATCATCATTTAAAGTTTTTTGTTCAGTAAATGAAGAACGTATAAAACTCATTTAAAACCCCTTAAATAATTGACCATTCACTTGGACCTGCAACAATTGTCAAAACATTATATTTAACATTAATTATTTGCGTTGTCGCTCCGTCAATTGTTTCCGATGCATTCCCGTCTATTGTAATTGTAGTGCCATCCATATTTTTTATATAAAAAACTTTTCCAGGTACACTTGTATAAGCAGGCAAATTAATGGTAATCCCACTAGAGCATAAAATTACATCATCTGCGGCGGTTGCTGTATAAGTTGAACTTTTAACGGCAACATTTAAATTGTTTGGGGAATATCTCGCCCCTACTCCTGTAAATGTCAATGTCGCTCCATCACTGGTAAAAGTTGCAATAGAAAATTCGGTTGAAGTAGGCGCGGTGTCGTCAACTGATAAAGTATATCCTGGGGTCACTTCACTATCATAACTTCCTGTTTTTTTTGCCCTGGACCTATTAGATCCGGGGCTTTCATTATATGCTAATTTTACATAATTTGTCGTTACACCATCAGTCACGGCACTTGTTATGGCCTGATTAGTTAATGCAGGATCTAAAATTGTTAATAAAGGAAAAGTATCTATTGTCATAGTTGGAGGTATTGCCGCCCAGGAATTTGGAAACTTTGTAGTATATGTTATTATTGCACTACCGGCAGTTATATTAATTGTATGTCCAGTTCCTTGCGTGACCACAAGACCATCAATAATTATATGTGCTGCAGACCCTACAATTTTTTGAAGTAATATTGTCGCGTATTCTCTTTGTGAGAAAAAATCTCTTAATCTATCCTGGCCATAATATCTATCACCAACATTTAAGGGGATGTCTGAACCATCCAATTCATGATTAAAATATTTTAACATAATTTCCTCTTATTCATTATTTGCAACAACATTACCAGCCCCTAAATCAGTAATCGAAGTCGCGGCCCCTGATCCGGTAATATTTCCTATAACTGTATTATAATCGCTTGTTGCATCTAATATTATTCCTGCTGTCGATCCAAATGCAATATTTCCAATTATACTATTATCATCAGAACTGGATAAATTAATTCCATAAAAATTTGATCCTGTCGCATAAATAGAATTACCTACAATTGAATTTCTATTACTAGAACTGGAAAGATAAATACCACTTGTAAAACTTGCTGTAGCTTCAATGTTATTATTGCTTACTACCATATCTGTACAAGTGCTTAATTGTATTTTTTGAGAAAAAGTTCCTTGTCCTATTTGATTTCCATTCATGATACAATGCGAACAACTACTAAAAGATACTGATTCGAATTGATTGTTTGATACTCTTATTTTAGTACTGCCGATTATAAAAATTTCAGCGCCATTCATACAATCTTTAATTGTTGAATCAATACAGTTAAAAAATCTAATTAAGTTCGTCATCGTAGTAGTGCCATAAATATTATTAATATAATGGTATCCGTAAATGGCGGAACTGTTATTTACATAAATACAATATTTTCCAGAATTAAAATATAATGATTGTATTGTAACATCATTTATATCAACAATTAAAAAAATATCAAGAGATGAGTTAGCATGTAATACTGTAGATTGTCCTTTTCCTGAGATGTGACAACTTTCAACAACATTTACGCTGGTATCAAAATTAAATGTTCCTTGCTTAAAATTAATGCTAACTTTAGATGTAATATAAGAAAAAATTTCATTAATAATAAATCCAGTATCGGTTGTAGTATCAATTACAATATCTGAACTTAATCTATCAATTTCTGAAGAATCGCTTGATGCAATATTAAATGATGTATTTCTGGTATTGGATCTTCTAATAGACATTTTTTTATCTATAAATGTCAAAGTTGCACCATCACTGGTAAAAGTTGCAATCGCAATTTCATTTGAAGTCGGCGCGGTGTCGTCAACTGTTAATACATGACTAGCTGTTATTTCACTATTATAACTCCCTACTGCTTTTGCCCTGGCTCTTGAACTACCTTTATTTTCAAAATAAGCAATTTTTACATAATTTGTAGTTACCCCATCAGTGACCGCGCTTGTTATAGCCTGATTAGTATAAGATGATACATCGGTCATAATAGGTATTGTCTCTGTTTTTGTTGTCGGCGGTATTCCGGACCAGGAATCGGGAACCGTAATATCAAAATCTATAACTGCACTTCCTGCAGTTATATTAATTGTATGTCCGGTCCCTTGCGTGACAATAAGTCCTTTTATAATAATATTACTTTTTCCGTAAATTCTTTTCATTAACTCACCAAGATATTCTTGATGATATCGTAAATCTCTAAAAATATCCTGAGAATGATATCTGTCACCAACTGCAAGAGGATACCCCCCAGAATATTCCTGATTATGATATTTTACATTCATGTTATTTCACCTAAAATATAAAATTTTCCGTCATTTGTTGTAAAGCCTATAAATACCCGAAAATAAGCAGGGACAGAATCTTGTAAATCTCTAATAATTTTATCAATTATATCTTGTATTTCATCTTTTATTACCTGGTCCCCTGGAATATACATCCCTAAATCTGTATCAATGCCATCTGATCCGATTGTTGAATAATAAGTAGTGCCGCTTATTGTGCCGTCACCTGTAATAATCGAATCATCATCTTCAAAATAAAATACATCATCTTCTGTATAACCCAGATCTATCCAGACAAATCCAGCTAATTTATAATTTATCCCGCCTTCAAAATCAATCCCTAAATCCGTGTCAATTCCATCTGCTCCCATTGCCGAATAATATAATGATGAACTTATCAATCCATCACCAGTAAAAATTGCGCTGCTTGTATAAGTATCTGTATATAGAAAACAATTTTCTCCGGTTATACCATCTATTTTTATTTTAACATCATCCTGAAAAGTTCCTCTATTTTTATGACTTCTGACCGCATATGCAATTTTAATTCTTTTTTGTCTATCTGTATCATCTTCTTTTAATCCGGCCTGTAAATAATATCCTAATTCATCTAATAATGTTGAAATCATTCTATCCGGTACTTTTTGATATTTTAATTCAATTATTTCTTTTTTCCATTCTGGAATAGTTAAATTTAAATAATTAATTAACGCCTGGCCTGAATCGTCAATATTTTCAGATAATAATTTAGGAATATATTTTAGAAAATCTTTTTCTAACATTTTAATCCTTATGTAATTTCATTTATTATATAAGTTGCGCCTGCAATAGTTGTAATTTCGTCATCATCTAATGCTATTGGAAAAGTAGGAATTGAAACTGTTAAATAATCAATTCCTGAAATTCCCGCCTGCAGTAACGTTATTAAATCAGATTCTTGTAATTCATCACCAAAATTTCGTGATCCTAAAGTTTCAAAAATATCTAATAATTTTTGAATTTCATCACTATCATTTGTTTCCGTAAAGCTTGTTGATAGATTATTATTTATTAATGTTATGGTGTTCAATAATGAATCAGAATTATATTTGTCAATAATTTCTTTACCGGTTTCGGTCCAGAATAATTTTATTCCTAATTCGATGTAATCTTCAATATCAGAAAAATTAAACCCTGGTAATGTTTTTATATTAATAGTTGTATTCTGAGGTGTTAATGTTGCATCATCAACATGCACGTCAATTTCTTCTAATAATGTTCTTTCTGTTAAATAAGTCTGTATTTCTGTTTTTTTTGTAGAATTCGGATTTCCCCCGCCAGTTGCAATAGCTACGACTTGGACGCTTAAAACTCCATAAACATTTTTATTTATCTTTACCAATGATATTCCTCCCAGGCTTAATACTAATGCTTTGCCGTCCTCAATAGTTACAAATCTATCACGTGCTTTTAATAATAATGGAGCCAAAATTTTAGCATTTTCTATCGTTTCCTTATCGGCCCCGCCTATAAAAATTGTAGGATTCGTAACTGATGTTATATCAGAGCTTCCTCCGCTATAAATTGTTATCCGGTTAAATTTTAGAATATTTGCATCAGATCCCCCGCCTACTGCGTAACTTGCATAAACAGTGCCGTTTGCGGGAATTTCTCCGTAAGTTCCATTTCCGAATAAAATAGAAAATCCATTATCGCTTTTTGTCAATAATTTATAATCTTTATCAGTGCTTAAAGAATCGACCATTGTTACAACTCTTGAAAAATAATCTGAATCTTTGCGAACAATTAAAGTATCTCTTAAGACTAATTTATCCGGTAAATTAAATTCTTGCCATTCCGTAATTCCATCGCTGGACCCTAAAACTTGTTCAGATTTTGTTTCTTGTTGGTACATAATTTTTGTAAATGAATATAAATTCCAAGTATGAGTCCCTGATCCGGTACTTGTTATATCAATAGCAGTTCCGGCAAACGCATTAGTTATCGAAGTCGCTAATTTTAACGTAGTTGAATCTATATAAATAATAAAATAATCAGTATTTAAATTAAGACCCCCTGGCAAAGTCCCTGTAGTGGTTAATCTTAATTTATGACCTGTGTATATAAAATTTGTTGATACAGTTATTTCATCAGTTGAATCATCCGCCATAAAAGTTCCACTTGATGAATTAACCGTTTCACCTGTTCTCGCTTCAAATTTTTTAGATGATATTGCTATGGTCCCTTGTGATAATGCCTTTAATTCGGCCAATGTAAAACTTACCGGAAAACTAACTGATGAATTTAAATAAAAAATACAGGTTCCTGAACTAGTTGTTTGTGGGGTCAATGAATAATCAATCAATTCAACTAAATCATTTACTGCCCTTTCCGTAAAAGCCGTCCGCAAAAAAGATTGATTAGCTGATGCATTTTCGATCATGCTTAACATATCACCGACACCCGCAATTAACCTTTTGAACCATTCCGGTTTATCTGCCAAATCATTATCTGAATTAATATCATTGATAATAGTATTATAAGTACGTGAAGTATATTTAATCGGGTTGTCGCTCATTTTACCCTCCAAAAACGCTATTTGTTTTTTGCGGATTTTCCAGATCAAATAAATTATAATACAATAAAAATAAATCTATTTTTCCAGAATATTTACCCTGGTCTGGAAATTTCACATCAATTTCATCTTGGCTTGCTGCAATCCTTCTATCTTTTGTATTATTTTTCCCATTAACAACATAAGAATTTCTATATGCTATCCATTTTGTAATATTATATCTTAAAAGTAAATAACTTGCAAACCCAACAGGCAAGTTCTCTTGTATTCCAACTGAATCTTGACGATTGTATAAGTAAATTCTGGAGTCGTTCAAAATTCCTATCCATAAATCATTTTGATTTTCTATTCTTATATCTTGTTTTCCGTAGTAAAAAAAATCATCCCACGAAACATTTACATCTTGACTCATTAATCAGCCTTCCATTTTGTTTGTCCAGGATCATCAATTTCAACTTTTGTCGTATAAGTTGCAGTCGGCGGCGGCGGACTTGGATTTGTTCCTGTCATTATAATATCAATACTTTGGTCCCCTTCCCGTAAAGGAATTTTATTTTCGATTAATATTTTTTGTGCTGTCGCAATTATTGTTCCCGATCCTGTCGCGTTTGTGATAGATCCATCCGTCCCATTTGTAATAGTTATTGCCAAATTATTAAGATAAACCCCTTTATTTTCTCCCTTTGCTTTTAACGATGCAATTCCGGTCACTGCTACATTTCCTGAGTGAGCAGGATTAACAAATTTAAAAGTCATTCCCTCAACTGCTAATAATTCACTCATTGTAATATTTCCGCATTAGTGCCATTAAATTTTATTGAAGTTGCACCCATTTCAATAGTATTTCCGTTTGAATCTTCCAATTTAATTCCGCTGTTATCCATAGTATTTTTATTTCCGTTTGTATCTTCAATAATAATACCGTTACTATCCATTGTTATTATATTACCATGACTATCGCTTATTTGCAAAATCTTTTGCTGCTCATCATACTTTATGTAAACTTCATCATTGTTATCTTGAAAAAGAATTTGTGTAGTTGCATTACCGTCAAATTCTGCAGGTAAAATATTTTGTATTTCATTAACACTGCCAAAATAAAAAGCCCTGTCAATAGATCCTTCTGAAAATCCAATCCTGACCCATTCATCTACTTTCGGAGTTATAATTGAATTTTTATCTGAAGGAAAACACCAAATAGCTTTTTCATTATCATCCCATCCCAGGGAAGGGACCTGAACTAAAATACGTCCCATTTTTTCGCTATCATTTACATCTACTACTTTTCCTTTATAATTCCTTAAATATTTTGTTTCCAGATTTATAATTTTTTGTAATAATTGTTTTAAATTATTTTGATCCATTTTATCCCCGAATAAATCCGCCAAAAATTGTTATTGCGTCTCCAATTTCAAAACTTGTAATATATCCAGATTGACTTAATCTATGTGTACAGGATTTAACATAAAATTTATTAATGGTAACATTAATATCTTGTAACTGTGCGGGGAATCCTTCACCAAAAATTATTTCAACAATTGGAGTAAAAGCAGGATCACCAATAATTTGTCCTGTTATTGTATATCCTAAACCTTGTGGTGCTGTTTTAGAGTCTATTTCATCAAAAAACCATTCTACTGTAGTTTTTCCAACCCTGGAAGTTAATGATTTTGCATTAAATATTTCTTTTGTTATTTCAACTTCGTTTTCTTTATTTTGTTTAATATATTCTTCTAATCGACTTTCGTTTAGTTTCAGAGTTTTCACGGTCTCTGTCGCTGCAATATAAGTTGTAATAACTGGTTGGCCATTAATAATATTAACATTAACTCCGTCACCCTGGCCGTTTTCTCCAATATGTTTTTGCCAGGTATAATTAAGAGTATTTGCAATAGAGCCCATTCCATATTCTAATAATTTTGAAGATCCAATACCCCCAGTAATATTCATTAGAAAAGTAGATAATGTCTGATCTCCAATTTTAGAATTATCTACAAAAACAGCTATTAAATTTCCAGCCTGATCATATCCAGTTCTAAAAAGACAACGCCATTCATAAGCTAATCTTATAAGAAAAGCAATATTTCCCTCATTTTGTCTGACCGAAGTAGCCTCTGTATTTTGTTCATTTTGTCTTTGAAAATCTATAACCGAAGTTTTTACACCTAAAGTATTAAAAATTTCTTCAATTACAGTTTTTTTAGTACCGGTTGAAAAAACTTTTGTTTCCTTAAGATTTTGTAAATATTCATACGCATAAAATTTGCAATTATAAGTAATGGCCCCCTGATTTGATCCCCCACCTTGTGGAGTAATAATAATTGCTTTTAACCCCTTCCGGACCCCCCCGCTATTAACTAATTCAGTTGGATTTTTTTCACTTACCTCTAATTGTGCCAGGTTTTCCCATTTATTTTTATACCCCCAGGAAATTTTAAATTCGGTCCCTTCCGGTAATAATTGACTAGAATAAAAATGAGAAGGATCATTTAAAGATAAATTTCCGGTGATAATTTCTCCAATACTTTCAGTAATTTCTAATGAAATCACATCATTTGTAATATCTCGATTATCACTGTTTGGCAAAGATATTTTAAAATATGAGCTATCATGTTGGTAAATAACTTCCATTTTTTAAACCGCTGGAATATTTAAAGTTTTCAATCCAGATAAAATATAATTTTCTTCATCTATTTTAATTTTATTGTGCTCGACAACTGAATAAGTAAGATCTTCCGAACCATCACCATAATAATTAGTACGGCTGATTATTTCGTCAATATCTTCATTTTTATAATTGATATTAACCAAAGTTTGGTAATCCGGTATTTCTCTAATATCTTTGATTATTACCGTATTTCCTTCTTTTGTGGTAAATTCTATATTATCAATCTCGATATATCTCATTATTCATTCCTGGCAATTTTTGGTCTAATATCCATAATTTTTCCTTTATTTTTTTTCTCTTAAATCAATTACTTTTATTTTATAACCATCTGCTAAAATAATTTGATTGATCAATTTCAAAAGTTTAAAAGTTAAATCTTTATCTTTTTCAGCTAATAATTTTAATTTTTCCTCTTCTGTTTTTGCGTTTTGAAAATCAATTTTTTTAGTGTCCTCTATTACTATACTCATAGTCTTGCAGTTCATCAAAAATATTGAGAATATCATCAAGATTATTAGCATTTTTAATCTTTTCATTAATATTTATTTCCTTTTTTTCTAAATCTTTTTCAAATTTTTCTCGACTTATAATTCTTTGATTATAATCTTTAATTGCATTATTTCGTTTTTTTAATAATATTTGAACTAGAAAAATTATTATTCCTAGTTCAATTATTGCAATTATTAACAGAATGAAAAAAGCTTGTATCATTTATTTCTCCTGGTTAATTTATCAAGAAAAATCGAAACATAAACAGGAGAAAAAGCAATTATAATAAATCCACAAAGTAAAATTATAGACTTTTGCTCCTCCTGTGAAGGAATGCGATTTAAAATGATTAAAGAAAATAAATTAAAACTAATTGCAATTAAAACGGCTATTACAATACCTGTCAATGATATGTTTTTTGCTTTAAATAATTCTTTCATTTAGTTCTCTTCATTCCAGAGAGTTAAATTTTTTTCATCATACCAATTACAATCATGAGATGTTATAACAGAATATTGAATTTTATTGCCGGAATCAATCGCACACCATTCTATTCTGCCTTTAATATCAAAATCTGTTTTAACATAATCCCCTGGCTTAAATTTAAAATCTACATTAAACATAATTAAATCCTTTCTTAATATGGTCTTTGTTTTGTTATATTACTAACTGCATCAAATCCAACATTTGAATTGCCGGTTAATGCAATAATTTTTCTAAAAGTATCCTCTAATTTATTAATTGGATTAAATTCATCAAGTGTAAGTTCAATGCTTAAATCTGTGTATTTTGGATTTGCTATCTGATTAACCCAGTTTTGACGATGTACAAAATCACATTTTGTCACATACCAAATTTGTGGAGCTCTTCCGATACCCCAGTAATAAAGTACTTTCGGATTGGATTGGAACTGGGTCCCTTTTTTAAGAATATTTTTTAAATCGCTTTTTGGTTGTCTTAATTGATCAAATTGTTTTAGCATTGCAAGATTCCCGAGTAATCCATCACGTTTTATAATTTGCAAAGTAAATGATATTTTGTTATTCCCGAATCCTCCGGCCTGAATGGGCTGGCCGTTAAGTCCTGGAATCTGGACTTCTGCATAAATTAAACTTTTTGAATCTGCGATATCTGAGGGAACTATCTTTGAAGTAATTAACTGCTGATTATCAATATCATACATAAACCAGGGGATATAATAAGGAAAATTAGGAATTCTAAACATTATCTTATCCCTCCCACTGCATATTGATTTTGCAAAATATTATATAATTCTTTTGCTGTTTTTTCACTTGTCTTTTTGCTTACATTTTCTGGATCTGTATTACCCTGGACCGTTACATTTGTGCTTATAGTTATGTCCCCAATTGATCTATTATTATTTTTTGAATTATTAATAGAGTTCTGAACCGGATTTTTAACACCTGTTAATAATCCGCTTATTTTATTTGTGTTTTCTTCGCCTATTGCAGCATTTGACAATGTTTTAACATTCTGAATACTTCCTGAAACATTTTCTAATATTCCGCTGCCGGCTTCAGCTAAAAAATCTTTAATTGATAATTTCCCAGTTACTAATTTAATAACTGCATTCAAACTTTGAATTAAATTTTTTATTGCTGTAATTGTTTGTTTAATTGAAATTGAAACAAAAGTTCCTAAAATTTCAGCAATTTTTTCAATAACTGGACTAAATTTTTCTAACAATGGGGTAATCAATTCAATTAAAGATTTAAAATCAGTAAACAATGTATTAACATCTTGCATTATTTTTAAATCTTGAAATGCTTTTAAAAAATTATCAGAAAAACTTTTTATAAATTTACTTATTAATTTTATAGTTATGCCTATAAATTTACCTAAAGGCCCGATTAACCCCTCAAGTTTTATTTTCATAATTGTAAATAATCCAACTATTTTAAAAATAGTCACATTTATCATCTCTGTTAATTTTTTCGTAGAAATACTAATTAAATTTCCTACACTTTTTTGAATTGATTTAACTAATTTAGACAATAAATCAAAAGTTTGTTTTATTATGGAACCTGCTGCTATAAAAACATTTCTTATAACAGTTCCTATTTTTACAAATAATGATCTGTTATTTTTTGCCCAATCAACTATTTTTTGTAACCAGGGAATTAGCAATTGCCTTAAAGGCCATAAAAGATTTTTTTGAATTATATTTCCAATAATTTTAAATGTGATTCCTATTTCGGGAATGGCCCCCATGACAGTTTTTAATATTGCAAATATTCCAAATAATTTAGTGGCAATTCCCAAGATGTTTTTAAAAGAAAATGCAACTTTATTAGCGTTTTTTTCTGTATCTTTTTGATTTTTAGCATTTTTTTTTGTTTTATCATTTATATCATCTAAATCATTAGTTGTATTATTGAAGGATTTATCAAGTTTATTCATAGTTGCAAGCATTGTATTATTAAGATTTTCCAGACTTTCAACCACATTATCAATAGAATTTTGAAAAGGTTTTTCATCAAATGTCAATTCAATATCTTCTTTTGCCATTATTCAGCCTTCTCTTTATACACTTCATTTATTACTTTAATTAGAAATTCATAATTATCGAAATCCATATTTGCCAAAGTATCAAAATTAAATACTGTGTTACCAGTGGACCCGATAATTACAGATTCTTTTAACAAAACATTCCAGTCAAAATCTAAATATTTGAGTGAAGGAGCCAACCAAAAAACCCCGCCATCTTGCCCCATTCTTACATCTCGTCCGATGGCAGAGCGGAACCGAAAAAATTTGCTGTGTTTAAATTCACCTCAAAAATCTTTCCGCACTTATTACATTGTTTTTCAACTTTAGTATCAATACCATATTTATTCATTTCCTTAGCAATTTTATTGATATCATTTATATTATCATATTCTTCAAAAATATATAATCCCCAGACTTTTCTCCAGGTATTATCAATGTCCTCATTATTAATTTTTTTCATAGCTTTAACATATAATAGATATTGCATTCTTGTTTTATCGGCCATTCCATACCTGGCATACGCGTCAATTACATCATTAATCGTATTATGTCGAAAACTAATTGAATTTATTTCCTGTAAAATTTCGCCTTTTTTATCTTTAATTAAAAAAGTTTCATTTAAATTGATATCAAAGCAATCAATTTCTTTATCAAAAATATTTACTTTTAAATCGGATATATGGTCCCTGGTATCATAATCTAAAGTATTTTCGCAAACTATTATATTCTTACACCTGGGACAATTATAAACCCCCTCCACTGCGTCATTATCATCATATAACAGCATAATATCAATTGCTAATTTTTCGGCCGCTTTTTGTTTTAACTCTCTTGTGATTTCTTTGATAAGTCTTTGATCACTGATGCATTCCCCATTATCATCCGATAACTTAACTATACAGGAAGCGATAAAATGGTGCATTGCCAAAAAAGGATTTCCATTATCAAATATTTTTTTTGTATCGGCAAGGACTCTGCCTTTAGGTTTTACAATTTCACAAGATATGTATTTTTTTTCTCCATACCATATAGGCATTGCTAATAACATAACTACCCCTTTATTTTAATTTTTTTTACCCTGGCAATGGAATATAATCATAAGGGACCAGCATTACAGAAGTCTGCGCATATGTCGGGCTTGCCGCATCATAAGCAGGTTCCGTAAATTTTGCACATTCAACCCCTGGAAATAACGTTCTTTTGTATTCTGTGTTAGAGGCATCAACTTGGATCATTATGCATTGTTTTACTTCATTTCGTTCTTTGAAATTTTTAAAAAACTCATAAGTATTAGTATTACGATTAGTTTTGTAAATACAATTCAAAATAGGAACTGAAGTAACGCCGTTTTTTATTTTTCTAATTTTACTTAGTTCAGGGACCTCAATAACCGCCTCTTCAAAAGACAATTCCTCTATATTAATAAGTCCTGGAATTTCTTCACCATCAAATAATAATTTTCTTTTATCTGCCATATCATTTTGCTGCATAACTTTAACTCCTTATCCTAAGATAAATCCTACTCCAATTTCAATAGATCCCGCTGGAGCAGGAAATTTAAAAAAAATATCAATATTTTGTTCACCAATATTTATCTTGCTTTGCGGATTATTAATTAGATCTGCCTGGACTTCAAAGTGATCTTCTGGAGTTGTTGGATTTCCTTCATCATCAAATGATTGACCAAAAGTTTCACCCTCTGGCACATTTCCATTACTGCCGCGGTTCCATAAATCATAAAGAAAACTTAATATTGCAGTCCTGTTTTCTTTAATCCGGTTAAAAGAATTTGGTTGATTTTCCGCACTTTGCAAACTGTCAACGGATGAAATCTTAATATATTCTCTCATATTAAGACCATTCAAAAACATAAATTCAGTTGTAATTGAAGGAGTAAAACTATTTCTAATAACATAACCGGACCCCTGAATAAATTGTATAACATTTATTCCTGCTTCTGCTAAATCTGTTCTGTCAATATCATCAATATCAATAATATTATCATTATCAAGTCCATTAATCCCGAGTATTGGTGTGTCTTTTTGCGGAATATAATGAATCCCCTTTTCTCCAATAGTTCTAATTATAACACCCATACAATGACCAACATTTGGAATAATTCTATCCGGTGCTAAAGTAGACGTGGCAAAAGGGTCCGTAATTTTTAATCGGTCTGCGTAAATAATCCCCAGTACGTCATCGCTTCTTTGGTAATTATTTCCTATTGTTATTAACTGGCTTTTTGTCTGATCTGCTGCAATATTAAAAATTACTTTAGGATTATCATCTCTACCCTGGCAATAAGTTTCCATAGCTTTTTGAATTGTGATATCTGAAGTCTCTGGATTAGCAATAAATCTGACTGGAAGAGTATTTAACTTTGTTAAATTTCTCGCCCAATGGGCGGAAGTCGTGGGCGTGGTTCCATCTACACCGCTTGCTAAATATGAAACCGTACTGACATTCGCTGGAAATGTATCCTCAATACTTGCTGGAGTAGTGGTTAATCTTGTAACGTAAATCCATTTTGAAGTTGAAAAAACATTTTCAACATAAAAATCAGATACTTCACTTTCAGTCGT